AAATTTCCACGAAAATAGATTTAATATCTGCAAGATGCCCAGGCAGACTGGTAAATCTACTACCGTAGTTTCTTATCTTCTTCATTATGCTATCTTTAATGATAATGTAAATATTGCTATTCTTGCTAACAAATCATCAACTGCCAAGGATCTGTTAAGCAGATTACAAACTGCTTATGAAAATCTTCCCAAGTGGCTTCAGCAAGGGATTATAGCATGGAACAAAGGATCTATGGAACTAGAGAATGGCTCCAAGATTTTATCATCATCTACGTCGGCATCTGCTGTTCGTGGTGGATCCTATAACATTATTTTCTTGGACGAATTTGCGTTCATTCCAAATCATATTGCAGATCAGTTTTTTGCTTCTGTATATCCAACTATTTCTTCAGGTCAAAGTACAAAAGTTATTATAGTATCTACTCCACACGGTATGAACCACTTCTACCGTATGTGGCATGACGCAGAAAGAAAGTTAAATGAATATGTACCAACTGAAGTTCACTGGTCAGAAGTCCCAGGAAGAGACGAAAACTGGAAACGTCAGACAATTGCAAACACAAGTGAACAACAGTTCAAAGTAGAATTTGAATGCGAATTCCTAGGATCAGTAGACACTCTTATCTCACCAAGTAAATTAAAAAGTTTGGTATATGATAATCCAATCAAAAGAAGCAAAGGATTGGATGTATATGAGGAAGCAAAGGATAATAAAGATTATTTGATTACAGTAGACGTTGCTAGAGGTGTTGGAAAGGATTATTCTGCATTTGTAGTTTTTGATATAACTTCCTTTCCACACAAGATAGTAGCAAAATACAGAAACTCGGAAATTAAACCTATGCTTTTTCCAAGCATAATTTATGAAGTTGCAAAGGCATATAATAATGCTTTCATATTATGTGAAGTAAATGATGTCGGTGATCAAGTAGCAAGTATTCTTCAATATGATTTGGAGTACAATAATATTCTAATGTGTTCTATGAGAGGTAGAGCAGGTCAGATAGTTGGACAAGGTTTTTCTGGAAATAAAACTCAACTTGGACTAAAAATGTCCAAGACTGTGAAGAAGGTTGGGTGTATAAATCTCAAAACTATGATCGAGGAAGACAAGTTAATATTTAATGATTACGATATTATTAGTGAACTAACTACTTTTATTCAAAAAAATCATTCATTTGAGGCAGAAGAAGGATGTAATGATGACCTTGCGATGTGTCTTGTAATATATGCTTGGCTAGTTGCTCAAGATTATTTCAAAGAACTTACTGATCAAGATGTAAGAAAAAGATTATATGATGAACAAAAAGAGCAAATAGAGCAGGATATGGCACCTTTTGGATTTATATCCGATGGAATAGATACTTTACTTTCTGGTGAAGTTGATGCTGATGGAGATGTTTGGTATACGGATGAGTATGGAGATAGATCTTATATGTGGGAATATAGATAAAAGGGTAAATTTATAAATACTTCTAGATCAAAATGAAGCAGTTAGAGGAGTCAAAATGGCTTTAAGCTTATCATCTCCAGGGATTTCAATTAAAGAGGTTGATTTAACTACAGGATCAGTTAATGCAACCTCACCTTTAGCAGCTGGACTTGCAGCTCCATTTGCCAAAGGTCCAGTAGAAGAGGTAGTAGAGATTAGAACAGAGAAAAATCTTCTCAATATTTTTGGACCACCTTCAAAAGAAGATTATCATTATGAATACTGGTACTCAGCATCAAACTTCCTCTCTTATGGTGGAAGTTTAAAGGTAGTAAGAGCAGATTCAGAAAACTTAAAGAATTCTAATGCTGCTGTAGGATCAGCCTCAGCTAATATTAAGATTAAAAATTACGAGAATTATCAATCACAAATTTCATCTAATTATTACTGGGCAGCAAAAAACCCAGGATACTGGGCTGAGGGAATTAAAGTTTGTGTAATTGATAATTTTGCCGATCAAACTCTTGTTGGAATTAATACATCTGGAATAACTGTCGGTGCTGGAATTACTCAATCAATTTCAAATAATGAAGTTCTAAAGGGTATTGTTAGTGGTATTGGTCAAAATGAAATTTACGTAAAGGTAACTAATAAAATTAGTGCTGGTGGAACAGAAACATCCCAAGACTATACTGAAAGAGGAACCTATTCATTCTCAACATCAAATCAATTTTACGTAAATGGTTCTCTAGGTGCTGGAGTAACCGCAGTATCCGTAACTAGACAAGCTTTAGGAAGCACTCTTTCAACTTCAATTTTAAATCAAGATCCTTTTGATCTATTAAATGTGGTTTCTACAACCTCAGTTGATATGTCTGGTTCAAATCCTTTTGAATCCAGTGATGGTCAATTATTCCTTTCCAATACTACTGGAATTACAACCGCATCATATCTAGGTATTGGTTCATTTATTCTTAGAGTTTCTAGTGTTACAAATATTGCAAACAATAACGTAGGTGTAACGACTACTGGAGAATTTAATACCACAAAGGTTACAGTTCCAGATGGAACTACAGTAAAAGTTTATTCATATAGACAAGATTATGTAAGAGCATCAGCAGCTGGAACAGCATCTGCCACTACAATTAACCTAGATGGATTAGGAACTGTTACTCAAGAAACTGTGAGTGCTGGAGATCTATTAGTTGCTACTAATGGTGAGGTTATACAAGTAAATTCAGTTTCTACTTCTGGAGTTGTATCTCCAACATCAGTTAACGATTGGTATAACACCCAATATGTATTAAATACTGCTAATGGGGACTCTCAATCAATTCTTTGGAAGAGTATCGCACCTAGACCAAGAACAAATCAATATGTCTTGGAAAGAGGTGGATCTAACGATTCCTTCCATGTTGCTGTAATTGATAGCAAACTTTCATCTAATGTATCTGGAACATCTCAACAAATATTAGAAGTCTTTAGAAATGTCTCTAAGGCTTCAGATACTATGATTTCACCATCTGAAAATGTATACTATAAAAATTATCTTGCTTTAAATTCAAATTACATTTATGCCGGAGCTGTTTTAGGTACTGATTCTTATTGGGGAGTATCTGAAGTTGCATCTGCATTTAGTTCTGGATTTACTCCAGTATCAACAACTTTAGGTAATTTTGGACAAGAAGCAACTGGAGTTAAATTCAATTCAATTGGAAATAAGTCATTTACTTTAACTGGAGGTAGAGACTACTCAGCCGGAACTAATCAAGTATCAAATATTGGTGGGTTTGAGGTTGATTTTGGGCAAATTACTTCTGCTATTGATAAACTTTCAAATCCAAATGAAGTAGAATTTAATTTCCTATTACAAGGAAGTGCTTCTGGGTCTATTGACGTTGAGCAGGCAAAGGCAAATTATTTAATATCAATTGCTGAAAATAGAAAAGATTGTATTGCATTTATTTCTCCTTATAGATCTGCTACTGTAAATGTTTCTTCCGAGAGTGTTAAATTAGATAATGTAATTAAGTTCTTCAGCCCTCTAACTTCATCATCTTATGCAGTATTTGATTCTGGATATCAGTATGTCTATGACAGATTTAACAAGGAATTTGTATACATGCCTTGCTCTGCTGATATTGCAGGTCTTTGTGTAAGGACTGACATCAATCAGCATCCTTGGTTCTCTCCAGCAGGAAAGATTAGAGGAACTCTTAAGAACGTAATTAAATTATCTTACAATCCAAATCAGGACGATAGGGATGAACTCTATTCAAATAGAATTAACCCAGTAATCAATTATCCAGGTTCTGGTGTAATTCTTTACGGTGACAAGACTGCATTATCATACTCATCTGCATTTGATAGAATTAATGTTCGTAGACTATTCATTACGATTGAACAGGCAATCAGAAGTGCTGCAGATGCTCAATTGTTTGAATTTAATGATGCTGCTACAAGAGCAAACTTTGTAAATATTGTTGAACCATATCTCAGAGATGTACAAGCTAAGAGAGGTATTACAGACTTCCTCTTAGTTTGCGATGAAACAAATAACACCCCTGATGTTATTGATAGAAATGAATTTATTGCTGATATATATGTAAAACCAGCTCGTTCTATTAACTTTATTGGACTTACCTTTATTGCTACGAGAACTGGAGTTTCATTTGAAACCGTTGTAGGTACAGTTTAATTTAAAGGAGAAGAACCATGCCAAATTTTAGCGAAAGAACAATTGATAGATTTAAAACTAAACTAGCAGGTGGAGGTGCTCGTAGCAATCTATTTGAAGTAAGTTTCGGTAGTGCTGCATCATCAACATTTAGTCTACCATTTGATCCAGCAATTCAATTGAGTTCAGATGATTACATGCTAATTAAGAGTGCTGGTCTTCCAGCCTCTACAATTAGTGAGATTCCAGTTCCCTTTAGAGGAAGAACTTTAAAGATTGCTGGAGACAGAACATTCGATGTTTGGACAATTACTATTATTAATGACGCGGACTTCAAATGGAGAAATCTTTTTGAAAGATGGATGAATTATATGGTCAAAGTTTCAGATGGAAGTGGAACTATTAACCCAAATTTATACATGGTTGACATGAATGTTTCTCAACTTTCGAGAGGTGCTTTTACTGGATTAAATACACCAGGAACTCAGGGTGGTCAAATTGATGTTCTGAGAAAGTATATTGTTCATGGAGTATTTCCAACAGCAGTATCTCAAATTGATCTTTCCTACAATAATGAGAATGAAATTGAAGAGTTTACCGTAGATCTTCAAGTTCAGTGGTGGGAAGCTGCTGATGCTGCCAATAGTGCCCCTTCACAAGTAATCTAAATAGTAAAAAGTTTAGACTTATAAAATGGCAAGACTATTTGGATTTTCTATTGAAGACGAAGATAAATTACCTAAAGGTGCTGTATCCCCCGTTCCCGATAACAACGAGGACGGGGTTGATTATTATATCACAAGTGGTTTTTATGGACAATATGTAGATATTGAAGGTGTCTATAGGAATGAATATGATCTAATCCGTAGATATAGGGAGATGGCACTTCACCCAGAATGTGATAGTGCCATCGAAAACGTTGTAAATGAGGCTATTGTAAGTGATTTAAACGACTCTCCAGTAGAGATAGAATTAAGCAATCTAAATGCGAGTGATTCTCTAAAGAAGATTATTAGGGAAGAGTTCAAGTATATCAAAGACATAATGGACTTTGATAAAAAGGCACATGAAATATTCAAAAATTGGTATGTTGATGGAAGACTTTTATATCATAAAGTAATTGATCTTAAAAATCCTCACGAAGGTATTCAGGATATTAGATATATTGATGCCCTAAAAGTCAGATACGTAAGAGAGCAAAAAAAGAAGAAAGGTCAAAAAAGTAATCTAGGTGGCAATTACGTAAATCAAGTAGATCCAGATAATTTTAATTCTTTCCAGGATCCAGAAATTGATGAGTATTTCATCTATTATCCACAAGGTTCTATTCAGAAAACTGGAGCACCGAACCGTGGAGTAAAGATTTCAAGAGATGCAATCACATTTGTTACCTCAGGACTGATTGATAGGAATAGGCAATTAACACTATCATATCTACATAAGGCAATTAAAGCACTCAATCAACTTAGGATGATTGAGGATGCTCTAGTTATCTATCGTCTTTCCAGAGCACCAGAACGTCGTATTTTCTATATCGACGTAGGTAATCTTCCCAAGGTAAAGGCAGAGCAGTATCTGCGTGATGTAATGAATCGTTATAGAAATAAACTTGTTTATGACGCAAATACTGGTGAAATGCGTGATGATAAGAAGTTTATGAGTATGATGGAAGACTTCTGGCTACCTCGTCGTGAAGGTGGTAGAGGCACTGAAATTACAACTCTTCCAGGTGGTCAAAATCTTGGAGAACTTACAGACGTTCAGTATTTCCAAAAGAAACTATTCAGAGCACTTAATGTACCAGAATCTAGAACTGCTTCAGATGGTGGTTTTAATCTAGGTCGTTCATCAGAAATTCTCCGTGATGAACTGATGTTTGGCAAGTTTGTAGGAAGACTAAGAAAGAGATTTAGTGGTCTTTTCCATGACATGCTGAAGACTCAGTTAATTCTTAAGAATATTGTAACCCCAGAAGATTGGGAAAAGATGAGTGATCATATTCAGTATGATTATCTATATGACGGTCACTTTAATGAACTTAAGGATACCGAACTGATGAATGAAAGACTAAATCTGATGATGGCAATTCAACCATATATCGGAACTTACTATTCACAGGATTATGTAAGACGCAAGATCCTACGTCAGACAGACCAAGAAATCGTAGATGAGGATCAAATTATGAAGAAGGAAATTGAGGAGGGCAAGTATCCTGATCCTAAACTTGTTCCACCTATTGGTGCGGATGGTATGCCTATGGTTCCTGGTTCTAATGGACAAATGATGGGACAAGTTCCTATGGAACCAGATATGGGATCAGCAGATTCTGCCACTAAAATAAATACCAAGGCAGCAGAAATTTAATAAATAGATTATAATTTTGATAAAAATTATGGAATCAAATTACGAATTAATGGACCACATTTTGTCTGGAAGTTCAGCGGAAGAAGTTTCAGACAAAATTAAAGAGATTTTATTCTTAAAATCATCAGAAAAAATTGATGATATTACGCCATACGTTGCTCAATCACTTTTTGGATTTGAAGATAGTTCAGAATACGAAGAGGAGTGATAAGTGGATAAGGAGTTACTGGACTTCTTTAAAGTAATAAAAACCGCAAAAAAAGAAAATAAAGAA